TCATGCCATCACCTCCAGGTCCCACGTGGCGGAGAGGCCCACGCCGAGCCTGAGCTGCAGGCCCGAGACGCGCATGTCCCCCTCGAGCGCCGCGGCTGGAAGCGCCCCGCGCACGACGTCGGAGGTGGTGATGCCGGGGAGCCACGCACCCGGGAAGGACCTCGAGCCGGCGGCGCCCGTCTCCTCGGCGAGCCTCCTGCGCGCGTAGGCGTGCACGTCCTCGCCCGAGGCGAGGTCTGGGTTAGAGTCGTATTTGTCCACCCAGCGGCCGCGCGTCGCGTGCGACGTGGCGCTCGCCGGGTCCTCGTCGGTGGCGGTCGCGGTCATGCCGTCGAGCGTGGCCACGTAGCGGTTGGGTACGCCGGCGCGGCCGAAGTCGGCCTTTACCTCGGTGCCGATCATGCGGGCCCCCGCGCCGTCTATGGTGACGGCAGGCTCCGTGGGCAGCGGGCGTATGGTGGCGCTGCCGTCGCCCGCGAGCTGCACGCACCAGCCAGCGGCGTCGAGCACCCTGCGCGCCGCCTCCGCGCGGCTCGTGCCCGCCTCGAAGACCGTGTGCTCCGCCATGCGGAAGGAGCCCACGCACGTTATGGGGCAGAAGCAGCAGGAGAGCATGCGCGCGGCCCATGCGGCTCCGTCCGCGCCCATGGGGGCTGTGGTGCCCGCGAGCAGGAGCTCGTCCTCTGCGGGTTGCAGCGGGGACTGGCCCTCCAGGCTCATCTTCGCGCGCCCCAGGCGCACTGCGGATGGCTTGGGAACGAGGAGCATCGTGGCCACGTCGTGCCTCTCGGCCACGCCACCCTGGCTCACGAGCACCTCCAGCCTGCCCCACGCCTCGGCCTCCTGCCACGGCTCGTCCGCGTCGAGGTCGATGGAGCCGGAGAGCAGGAGCCTGCCGCCAGCGTCGAGCTTGACGCTGGCGGAGGTGACGCCGGGGATCTCCTCGGCGTCCTCCCACGATGCGGGTTTGACCCTCATGAGCCGCCACGACTCCACGGAGTACGTGCCGGCCCAGTCGATGGCGCTGTCGATGGCGGGCATTACTCACCCTCCTCCTCTGCCTCGTAGTCGGTGTCGTCCGGCAGGCGGGCCATGTACTCGGCCGTGATGTCGCACTCCTTTATGTCGAGCGCGACCACCGCCACGGCGCTGTCGTAGCTGTCCCCGAAGTTGGTGACCTGCACGTCCGCCTCGTAGCACTGGCCGGTAGGCGTGCGCACGAGGCAAGGCGCGGCGAAGATGCCGAGCTCGGCCACGAGGCGGCGCTCCTCCCAGGACTCAAGACGTACGAGGTCACTCGTGTACGAGGACGTGCGCGTGTGCCCTCCGTCCCACCTGCCGGGGCGCGACCCGTCCCACCGCTCGGGCAGCTCGAAGCCCTTGCTGCGGGCGTCGCCGAGCACGACGTCGTAGGGCAGCGTGAGCGCCTTGCCGTCCCAGTCGATGCGGATGCCCGTGCCCCTGAGCTCGTACGGGAAGTCCCTCCACTCGTGGTCCCCGTCTGCCGTCATCGTGACGAGGCGGTATGCCAGAGAGGGACCCTCTACCTCCGAGTAGGGCGCGTAGGGGTCCTCCACCGTCGTGCCGAAGGGCACGTCGCTCGCTATGAGGTAGGCGCCGTCCGGGGTGACGCGCCACACGTCGCAGAGGTCGCTCTCGAGGGCGTCCTCGGGCGCGACGGGCGTGATCAGGCAGGAGAGCGTCGCCGGGTCCGGCACGACCGCGCTCGACTCGGCGGGCGGCTGCGCCTGGTGCGCCCAAGCTACCTGCGCGCTGTCCGTGGCCGTGGCCGAGGACAGGCCGTTGGCCGTTGCCGTTGCCGCGAGGGCGTAGGTGGCCCCGTCCCTGAGGTCGAGGCCCGCGGGCAGCGTGAGCTGCGCCTCGTAGGCGGGTTCGCCTGCGGGATACGCCTCCGTGAGGGCGGATGCCGCGGCGTCGAGCGACGCCCAGGCGCTGTACGCAGCCTCGTTGGCCTCGCCCTCCGCGAGGTAGCCCAGGACGATCGTGTAGCCGGACGCTATCGTCGTTCCGCTCTGGTAGCCCGCGAAGCGGTCGGGCCAGGGGTCGTCCTCGAGGGCGAGCGGGTACGGCAGGCGCAGGTAGGCGCCCTCTGCGTCGGGCGTGCCGTCTGCGTCGCACCACTCGGGCTCGGTCGCGAGCTCGAAGGGGTCGGGCCAGTCAGCCCAGTCAACGTAGAGCGTCGCTCTCATGTAGGGGCCGGGCCTGCCGCTCGGCTGCACCACGATGTAGTGGCGCATCACCTGCGCGACGACCTCTTCCCCCTCCGAGTCCGACTCGAGGGTGATCTCCACGAGCTCGGCGTTCGTGCCGCCTGTGAAATGGTCCACGACGAACGGGAGCGCCTGCCATGCGGCGTCCGCCGCCGCAACTGCGGGCGTGACGGTGGCCGCGTACCATGCGGTTGCGCCCAGCGTGGTCTCCTCGCCCCACTCGGGCGTCCAAGCGTCGCTCCACACGACGTCCCCGGCCGCTTGGGTTGTGACGCCTGCGGGGGCGTCACCCTGCGTCATTCCCGAGGCCCTCAGCGACGCCACCACGCTGGCCGTGGGGTCGGTGCCCACGAGCGACACCGTTACGGGCTGCGCAGCTATGGCGCCACTCATGGTGGCGGCGAGCGTCGGCGCCTCCCTTATGGTCACGGGCACGGCCTCGCTCGCGGCCCAGTCGCCGCCGCAGGTGACCTCCACCACGAGCGTCACCGTGTCGAGGCCCTCGATGGAGGATGCGGGTATGGTCGCGGCCCCCTCGGCACCCTCGCCGGAGGCGAGCTGCAGGCGCGTGGGGCCGTCCTGTCGGAAGGCCTTCCACTGCGTCTGCTCGCCGCCTGTGACGGCCCACGTGAGGGGTATGCCCTCGCCGCGCACCACCGCCTCGGGCGCCTCGAGCGTAACCGTGACCTTCTCCGCTCCCACCGTGACGGGATACATGCCGGCGGGTGGCGTGCACCAGGAGCCGTGCGATATGACGCCGTCCGCGTCGGTGAGGCGCCTGGCGCGCACGTACACCTCCGAACCCTTGTCGAGCCCACGGATCACGAACGAGGCGGAGTGCGCCTTCGTCCCCTGCGCGACGTCGTCCTCCCAGTCCACGGTGTAGGTCTCGGGCGGGTCGTTGGACTCCCAGGCGTCCTCCTGGTCGGCCCAGGCGACCTCGCATGCGGTGTGGCTGTCGGTGGCCCACTCCATGGCCATGCGCACGCTCGTGCCGTCCTCGCCTGCCTCGAGGCTGAGCCACGAGACGGTCCCCGTGGCGTCCTTGGCCTTGTAGAGGCAGGTGGCCTCAACGGGGGCGGAGTAGCGCGTGAGGGCGCCGTGCTCCGTCACGAGGCGGTACCACGTGTGGCGCCGCACGCCGGGCGTGGCGTCGGCCACGGTGTCGGCGAAGCCGTTGGCGTTGCCGTCGTCCTCGGCGCCGTCCACGTCCTCCCACGCTGAGGAGGCGGCAGCCGCGTCGGCGGTGGCCAGCGTGACGTCGCGCAGGCGCTGCAGGCGTATGTGGTCCACCGGGGCCGTCGTCGTCGCGTTGGTATTGAAGGCCACGGTCACGTTGCCGGTGGAGCTCTTGCTCGAGGCGCTCACGCCGGTGATCGTGGGAACCGCCGGGTAGGCGTAGTAGTAGTCCTTGATCGTATTCGCGGAGTTCCCGCGCACGCCGCGGGCGTAGGCCTCGCAGCGTATGCGCACCCACTGCCCGGGCGTTATGCGCAGCGCGTCCGAGAGGTCGTAGGAGATCTCCTTGGAGGTGGCCGTGGTGGCGAACCAAGCCTTGACCACCTTGCCGGACTTGTAGCCGTTCTTGCGGTTCGCGCTGTCGGTGCGCACGAGCCGGATCATGGTGTCGTAGCGCTCGTGAGCGTCGTTGGCGTCGTGGGCATCGCTTGTGTTCACCTTGAAGGTCACGGTCCCCGTGTCCTCCGCGTACTTGGATACCCCTATGGTGGGCTGGCGCGGCTTCTGGAAGGTGAAGGTCGCCTTGGCGTGCGTCTTGCCCTTGGAGTTGGATGCGTACACGTCCGCGGTGACGCTCCTGAGGTAGCGCCCCGGCTTGCATGGGTGATACTTCTTTCGGTCGTACCACATGGTGTTCTCGGAATGCCTGCCCTTGTCGCGCACCCACACGCGGTCGGCCATCATGTGGTCGTCGCCGCGCTGCTGGCGCTCCGTCTTGCTCATGCCGCTGGACGCCGAGAAGACCCACTTCTCGTCTATCGCGTCGCTCCATCGGCCGTGGTTGCTGTCGAAGTAGGCGTCCGCGGGGATGCCCCAGGCCGCCTTGATGGAGGCCCAGGAGTGGTCGCTCGACCTGGTGAGGGTGAGGTGCTTGGGCGCCGGCTTCGGCTTCTGCGTGATCTTCGCCTTCGCCATGCTAGCTCCTCCCGTGCGTGAGCTCGTGCGCGCGCAGCGCCTGTGTGACCCTGCGCGCTATGGCGTCGGGGTCGTCCTGCGACGTGATGTTGATCTCGTACTTCACCTGGCTGGGCTTCTGGCCCACGCTCTCGTCGATCATGCCCTGCAGCTTGTCGATGGGCGTCACCGCCTCCGGCACGCGGGCGTCGCCCACGCCGATGACGGTGGGTCGGCGCGCCGGGAATATGCCGCCGTTCTTCCACCACGAGACGCTCACGCTCGGCACGGCGCCGCTCTCGGGGTCGAACTTGCCGCGCATGGAGAAGTGCGGGAGCTTCACCGAGCCGGCCGCCACGTCTATGCGCACCGTCTTGTTTGGGATGTTGGTCGCGGCGCGGATCGTGCCCGCCGCAGACTGAGCGGCCCGCGCGGCGCCCGCCATCGAGGACGACACCGAGCTCGCGAAGCTGCGGAACGACCCTCCCGCGGAGTTCACCGCGCCGGTGACGCCCGCCATGGCCGATGCCACCGAGCCCCTCATGGAGGAGACCGCGGAGGACACCTGCGCGGCGCCGCTCCGAATCTGGCTCACGCCCGAGAGGTCGGCCTTCACGGACACGGTGGCCGTCTGGTTGAGCGCGCTCGCCCCGCTAGCCAGCTCGGCGGCCTTGGCGCTCATGGCGTTCACGTCGATGCCCGAGGCGGCGCCCTCCGCGAACGCCTTACCGACGGAGCTCGCGTCGACAGCCTTGGCCGCCTCGACGGCGGTGTTCACCATCTGGGTGGCCTTCTCCGTCATCGCGCCTGTGTCCACGCCCGCGGAGGTCGTGGTGTTGAGCGCCTGCGAGAGCTGCGTGCCCACCTTGCCCATGGAGTCCTTGGTCTTGCTCACTACGCTCTGGGTGCCGCTCTCCGCGCTCTTGGTCACGTCGGCGAAGGCGGACTCGGCGTCCGCTCGGATCTGGTCCCACGAGGTCGACATGGCCGCGGAAGCCTCCTTGGCGCTCGCCGTCGTGCTCGTGGCCACCTCCTGCATGCCCGACGAGACGCTCTGCTTGGTCTGGTCCATGCTCTGCTGCGTCTGTCCGGTGAGGGAGTTCCAAGCGTCGCCTATGCCCTGCGCGATGCCGCCGAAGAACTCGCCCACGGGCGCGAGGAAGTCCATGAGCGCGGCGAACTTCTCCGCCACGAACTGGATCGCGCCGCCCACGATGCCGCCGAGCACGTCGCCCAGCGCCGTCATGACGGGCGTCACGTTGGCGCCCACGAAGTCCCCCACGGCTCCGAGCGCGCTCCCGAGCGCGTCGAGCGTGGGAGAGAGGGCGTCGATGGCAGGGCCGAGGTGCGAGGCGAGCGCCGAGGCGAACCCTCCGACGAACCCCGCGACCGCGCTGATGTGGCCTGACACCATGGAGAAGGCACCGGCGAGCACCGGCAGCACCGCCGACGCGAGCGAGCTGATCACGGGCATGACCGCCTGGAGCGCGCCTCCGAGGAAGCCCACGAGCGTGGTCGCGACCTGCGAGACGGCCGCCCCCATCGCCTGCAGCGCCGGGCCGTTGGACGTGACGACGTCCGTGAGCGTGCGCAGCGCCGCCGCCACGGTGCCCATCACGACGGAGCCGATTTGCGCGAGCACGGGCACGAGGCCCGCCACGGCGTCGCGCACGACGGGCAGTGCCGCGCCGGCGAAGTCCTGGAAGGCCAGCGAGAGCGACGCCACGGGCCGCTGGAGCGTGGAGAGCGCGCCGGAGAGCTGCGTGCGTATGGGCTCGAGGAACGAGAGCGCCCTCGTGGCCATGCCGCCCGTGACCCCGTCTATGGTCTGCACCACCGTCTCGCCCACGGCCCCCATCGCCTGCCCGAGCGTGGCCATGATCTGCGGCATGTTCGCCGCCACGTTCTGGAAGATCGTGCCGAGCCTGCCGACGATGCCGGTGGATATCCGCTCGCCGTTCTCGTCGAAGGCGCCTACGAGCGCCGTCGAGGCCGAGTCCACGAGCTCCTGCATGCGCAGGCCCACGTCCCCGTCCTCCTTGCCGAACTCGGCGAGCAGGTTGGACCACGCGGCCTTCGTCATGGCCATGGAGCCCTCGATGGTGGTCGCGGCCTCGCGGGCCGTCGTGCCGGCGATGCCCTGCTTCTGCTGCACGAGGTCGATGGCGCGCACGATGTCCGCGAAGCTGTCCACGGAGAGGTCTGACGCCTCGCCGATGCTGGCGCCGTACTCGTTGGCGTCGGCGATCAGGCGCTCCATCTCGCTCTTGGTGCCGCTGTAGCCCAGCTTGAGGTTGTCGAGCATGGTGTAGTTCTGCTTGGCGAAGCCCTGGTAGGCGTTCTGCACGTCCTCCATGTTCGAGCCGAAGGTGTTGACGTTGTCCGCCATGGAGACCATGGCCACGTCGGCGACCTTCGCGGCCTCCTCGGTGTCCCCGCCGAGCGAGGATATGAGCGAGGCGGAGAAGGACGTGACCGTCTGCATGTAGTCGTTCGCGGAGAGGCCCGCCGTGCGGTAGGCGTTCTGGGCGTTCTCCGCGACCGCGGCTTCCGCCCTCTTGAGCCCGTCGTAGGTGCCCTGCACGTCGGAGACGCTCTTGCCCACGCTCGCCGCGTACTCCTCCACGCTCTTGGCAGGTCCCGCCCCGAAGAGCTTGGCCACGCCGCCGGAGAGCTGCTCGTAGCTGGCGTACGCGTCGAGCGACCCTTTCCCTATGGCCACCAGCGCGGCCGTCGCCGCGACGGCGCCAGCCTTCGCCGCCGTCTTGAGCTTGTCGAAGGCCCTGCCAGCCAGCTCGCCTACCTTGGAGAGGGCCGGCCCCGCCGCCTGTGCGACGGTGGAGAATACGCCCTTGATCGCGCTCCCCGCGGCCTTGACGGCGCCGGGCACGGCCTCGCCGACTGCGGAGGCGAGGCCCTTCACGGTCCCCGCCACGCGCGCGACGGCACCCTTCGCGCCGTCCGCCATGCTCATGACCGCCTGGCCCACCTTCGTGCCGCCTAGCGACTGCGCGATGTTGGACCCCACCTGCTTCACGGAGCCGCTCACCGCGGAGAAGGCCGCGCTGGCACGCTCGCGCACGGAGGCGAAGGCGCTCGCCATCCTGAGCTGGGTGAGCTGGGCGCTCTTGGTCATGATGCGGGAGAACCCGGTCTCGTAGCCCTTGAAGGCCTCGGGCTTCGCGCCACCCTTTATGCCCTCGCCGAGCTTCTTGCCGGCCCTCTTGCCCGCGGAGTCGGCGGCCCTCTCGGCGGCCTTCCCGAGCTCGGACTCTATGGCCTTCTGCGCCCCTTCCATCGAGGGCGTGATCACCACGTAGCCCTGCGCGACCTGCACTCCCGCGGCCATGTCACGCCTCCTTGTCCTTGCTTGCCCACCACGCCTCGAAGTCGGCCACCGGGATGGGGTCGCTCCCGAGCTTGCGCACGCGCTCGTGGCCTCCCCATGGCGTCCTGACCCGCTTGGGCTTCCTGGGCTTCCTCTTGCTGACGCTCGCCGCGTACTCCCAGCGCCCGAAGTTGGTGGCGTCTACGAGGGCGGCGAGCAGGGGGGCCACCATGGACCCGTCGAGCCAGGGCGCCTGCTCGGCCATGCCCCCGTCGCTCTCCTTGGCGAGCTCCGAGTCTGCCGGCAGGTGCGTTATGAAGTGGAGGAGCGCCCTCCACGGGAGCGCCCCTCCTAGGTCGTCGAGCGTGTAGCGCGTGCGCGTCATGAGGTCGTACTCGAGCGCCCCGCCATGCCGGTGGATGATCCTGGCGAGGCTCGCTATTCCCCCGGGCCGACTCCCTCGTCGTCACTCTCGCCCTGCCATGCCTCCGCTATGGCGCGGAACTGGTCGGCGGAGAGCGAGTCCACGGCGCGCTTGTCCACGTGCTTGCACACGAAGTCGTAGAACCACATGAAGAAGGCGTTGTCCCTGCGCTTCTTGGGCGCGTTGTAGGCCCTCATGAGCGCCATCGACTCGCCGAGGTCGAGGCTGCCTGCTAGCGGCAGCTCGTACACCTTCTCCTTGCCGCCGGCGCCCGCGACGTGCACCTCGAGGCAGCGCTTGCGCTCCCTCTCGAAGCGCAGCACCTTGCCTTCCTTCTTGTTCTTCTTGCCCATGGCTCACACCTCCTAGGACGTCTTCTGGCCGTCGTCGACGTAGATGTGCACCGGGGTGCGCGAGCCTTCGTCGAGGCCGGAGATGGACACCGGCAGGGCGATAGGCTCCTCCGTGGAGAAGTTGATCTCGATCTCGGAGGAGCACTGCCCGTCGGGGACGAGCACGATCATGCGCATGTCGCCGTCCTTGATGCGCAGCGCCCACGTCTGCTCCTCGGCCAGGCTCGCGCCGAGGCCGATGTGGAGCTGCTCGCCGTGGGTGGTGGTTGCCGGCGTGACGGTGACGTTGTCGTCGCCGAACGCCATCTTCCATCCGTCGGCGTCGGCCTGCATGATGGTCGCCTCGAGGGTGGCGTCGAAAGTGTTCACGGTCTTGCGCACGAGCGCGCCGTTGTGCTCGCGCAGCTCGGCCACGTCGAGCTCGGTGGAGAGGGTCGGGCCGTCGTCGGTGAGGTAGCCGCACGACGCGAAGCTCCCGATGGCCGCCAGCGCCGCGTCGAAGTCGGCGGGTACGGTGGAGAGCTTGGGGCCGCGCATGAGCGCGCCCACGGTCTTGGACTGCTCGAGCGTCCCTATGAAGATCTTTGTGGTGTCAGTGCCAGCCATGTCTGGCGCCTCCTATCCTGTGTGTCTTGCCCTTACTGAGACCTGCGCCATGGCCGACGCCATGGGCAGGTCGGGGTGGTCGGGGTCCTCGTCCTCGTGCGGGAGGGACCCGATGTCCACCCGGTAGCACTGGGAGCCGCCGAGGAGGCCGCCCGCCATGCCGGCGAGCAGCCCGACGACCTCTCCCGCCTCGGCGAGCGCCCCCGCGGGGGTGTCCGCCCAGGTGTCGAGGTGCACGTTGAACGTGTCCACCACGCGGCTCGAGCGGGGGCCGCCCAGCCCGGTCACGCGGGTCATGGGAAGGCTGTCCTCGAAGCCGTCGGGAAGCGGCGGCGCGCAGGCGTTGTGCCCGGCGGCGTTGAGCGCCTCCTGGATGGCGTCTGCGATGTCGATGGGAACGTCCACGTCACATCGCCCCCTCGAGCGCGAGCTTCTGCGCCTGCGCCTCCTTGGGCGTGCGCGCCCTCGTCCACACGGCGCCCATAGGGCGGTTACCGCTGCTCGTGTACAGGTGCGACGTGCACCCGTGCCCGGCGCGCGCCGCGACGCCCTGCGTGGCCGACGCCACGAGCGCCTTGGTGCCGTCCGAGCGGAGGAAGCAGTCGCCCATGGCGTCGTAGTCGAACTTGATCTTGAACTTGGCCATTCGTCACCCCTTCCACGAGACGAGGTGCGCGAGCGTGTGGTCGCATCCCCCGAAGGGGCTGCGGAGCCGGAGCGGCGCGCCGTCCAGCTCGTAGGTCGCGTCCCCGAGGGAGACCCTGTCCCCCTCTTTTATGTCCGCGCCGGGAGGTAGGTACAGGTCCGCGCGGCGCTGCGTGTTCTGCGCCCTGCCGGCCCGGTCCCCCGTCTCGGAGGCCGCCTCCTGCAGGGAGCAGCCCGTTATCTGGTGCGGCTCGGCGGCCGCCCAGTTCCTCACCTGACCGCCGCGCGACTCCACGAGGGGTGCGCGCAGCACGGTGATGGTGTCGTTTGCCCACGTCGAGAGCATCGGAGGCGCCTCACGCGTTCTCGATGCGCCATGGCGCGAGCGCCAGGCGGTCGGAGGCCAGCAGGCGCACGCCGCCCGAGACCCCCGACTCGGTCATGTTGTAGGTCGCGCCGACGCTGCCGGTGTGCTCCTCGCGCAGGCCCGGCGCGGCGCAGAGGTCGTTGGCGGCCACCTGGGCCACCACCTGCGCGAGGTCCGGCGAGGCAGCCGGGTCGAACCCCGCCACGTAGGCGACGGCCACGCAGCGCAGCACGTCCGGTGTCCTCGTGGGGAGCCTGAGCTCGCCCCGGGGCGCCCACTGGAATCCCTCGCACGCCTCCCCCGCGACTTCGACGGACGAGACCGAGCTCACGCCCATGCACGGCAGCCAGAGGGTCGAGCCCCCGCCGTCCAGCTCGCACGAGCACTCCAACGCCGGGGCGACGTGCCAGCCGCAGTGCGAGCGCACTGCGGCCGACACTGCCGCGATCTTGGCCTCTATGGCCTCGTCCGTGCTGGAGAGCCTGCCGCTGGTGAGCGTGCGGAACTCCTCAACCGAGAGGATGGGCGGCATCGTGCCGCCGGCAACCTCCACCGTGTAGCCCCACGGTGTCGCCAGTGCGCTCAAGGCTTAGTTCCCGCCGGTGGTGCCGGAGGACTCACCGCCGGTGGTGCCGGAGGACTCCCCGCCGGTGGTGCCGGAGGTCGCGCCGGTTATGGTGATGATCACGAAGGCCAGCGGGTACTCGATCGCCAGGCCCTCGCGCTGGGACGGGCGGATGGCGATGCGGCCGTGGCTGAAGTCGTCGCCGTCGCTGTTGGAGATGTCGATGCGGCGGCCTCCTCGTTTGTTGTAGATTGTTCCGCCGCGCTTCCAGGCGGCGACGATCACGGTGCCGGCGGCGACGTTCGGGGTCGGCACGGGGTCCATCTCCCAGACGCGCAGCCCTCCCTCCGCGGGGGTGGTGGCGCCGTAGGGGCCCACGGAGAACGGGGACACCGCGCGGTACTGGCGGTTGTCGTCCTTTAGCTTCTTTAGCTTGGACCAGTCGGTGGGGTTGATCGCGAACGCGTCGGCGCGGAATCCGCCCGGCGTGTTGAGCAGGATGCCCTGCTTGGCGTCGTCGAGCGCGTCGAGCAGCTCGTCGTAGTCGGCCACCGTCATGGCTTGCATGTTCGCGCTCTGCGCGAGGAGGCCCAGGATGTTCGCGCCCGTGCCGTCGCCGTTGAGGAGCTGGTCCTCCTCCTCGGCGTCCATCATGTAGCCGACGCGGTTGTCGATGTTCTGGCGCAGGCGGGTGTCGTCCTCGAGCAGCTCGTCGGACTGCTTGTAGATGACGCCGATCTTCTTTATGGGCGCGGTGTGCTCCTGCGGCTCGCCGAAGTGCACCTGCGGGAAGACGCCGTTCTCCGCGATGGGTGCGGGGCCGCCCTCCGCGGCGCCCTCGGTGTAGTACGTGATGGCGTCCTTGTCGGTGGTCTCGTGCGAGAAGAGCTGCGAGATGGTGAGTTCGGTGCGGGCGCCCTCGAGGATCTCCGGTCGGATGTCCGTGTAGGTCACGCCGTAGTCGCCCGTGGGCACGGTCTGCACGTCGCTCGCCGCCTTGGCGTCGGCCACGTCGGCGCCGAAGGACATGCGCTCGCCGCGGGTGAAGTTCCCGGACTTGAGGGCCTCGGCCGCAGCCGCGCCCCACGTGCGGCGAGCGGCCTTCTGGCCGGGCTCCACGAGGGTCTCGCCCTCGCCGCCGTTGCCGATGAACGCGATGAGGTGGTGGGCGTCGTCGGCGGCCTTGATGCGTGCCTGGACGTCCTCGATCTCCTTCTTGAGCTCGGTGGCGCGCTTGATCGCGTCGGCGTCGCCCTCCTCGATGCCCTTCTTGAGGGCGAGCATCTCTCCCTTGAGCTTCGCGAGCTTCTCCTTGAGTTTCATGTTCTAGTCCTCCTCCTCGATTGCCTTGATCATTGCTATGAGCTCCAGCTTGCGGTCGTCCTCGCGGCCCTTGGGTGTCGCGCCACCCTCGCCGCCCTTGGCGTCGTCCGCCTGGCTGGCGCCGTCGTCCTGCTCCTCGTCCAGAAGCGACTGGAGCAGGCCTATGGCCTGCCTGATGGTGTCCTCGTCGGACTTGCTGTTTCGCCTTCCGGCCTTGGCCCCCTTCACGTCGGTGACCTCGGCGTGCTGGTTGGCGGGAATCTGAACGGCGCTGATCTCGAGCAGGTCGAGCTTGCGAAGCTCGAACGCGGCTCGCCCGTCCTCGAGCTCAATCTCGGCTGCGTCGAGGATCCTGTAGGCGAACGAGAACTGGTAGATGCGCCCCTCCTTGTAGAGCTTGCGCACGTACTGTGCCTTCTCGCTGTCGGGGTCAAGGTGTGCCGTGAACTTAAGCCCTCGCTCGTCCTCCTCGGCCTCGCACCACCCGATGTTGTACTTAGGGTCGTCATAGCGGTGCCAGAACAGGAACGGGATGTGCGCGTCGCGCTCGCCCCATGCCTTGAGCGTCTCCTCAAACGCACCCTTGGCCACCACGTCGCCGTAGCTGTCGGGCTCGCGGTGCCACGTCGCCGCGTAGCCCGTGATGGTCCCGCCGTCCTCGCTGATGCCGTCGGACTTCACGGTGAAAGACTTGTACCTGGGCATCTCGCCCTCCTTCTCTGGACATGAAAATGGCCCCTTTCGGGGCCTCTACTTTCATTTTTATGGGATTGTTGTCGGTTGGCTTACATCGCTATGTGCTGTTAGGCCTGTGCGGGAACGGGGACGTGCTCCCACTTCTTGTAGGCGTCGAGGTAGATCGTGCCCCTGTCCCCGTCGTAGGTCAGCTCGTAGTACATGCCGTCCGGCACGGGCGTGCTCAGCAGCGCCTTCCAGTTCTGCAGGGTTTTGCACGACCAGACCACGTAAACGTCCTCTGGCTTGATGGCCGCGTGGTCGGTAGCGTCGGCGCGCCCGTTGTAGTAGTCGGCGACGATTTTCTTGAAATGGTCGAGCATGTTGTCCTCCTTAATGAAAAGCCTGTCGAGGGGCGTGTGGTGAGACTTGGTGTGGTATACTTTTCCTACGGCCCGGGGCATCCAGTAGTGGAAGCATCGGGTCGTTATATTTTGTAACGGAGTAAAGTCTTCCCATCGTGAGATAAGAACAGGAAAGAGATGGACTCTAACCGGTCTGTCTCCTTGCGGTGCCTGATTCTGCGAAGGCATTCATCAAGAACGTCGGCGTCAGGCCGTGTGCTTTCGCTGTTGCAAATGATGATGCGTGGGTTGTTGTCGCCGAGCTTCCGGAACTTGTGAAACGCGTCCGTTAGCCTATCGTCCACTGCATGTTTGCCACTTTTCGGGCTTTTCAACTCCCAGCCGTAGTCGCCAATCATGAGGTCAAGATTTGCGACAGCGTCATCGTCCTCGAGAATCGTGCTCAACGCGATGCCGTGCTGTTCGCTCAGGTAGTCGATCGCTTTGGCTTCGTGGCTATAAAGTGACTCCCTGGGCTTGCTGCTGTAGTCGACAGGGGCAGGTCTCCCGAACGCCACCCAATCTGGGTAACGCTTGCGCAGCTCGTCCAGTACCTGCTCGGTCTCGGCGGGCGTAAGCTCGTCCCATCGCCTGTCTCCGTAGCCCACTGTCCGCTGGCAGTTCGTGATTGCCGCGTCGAGCCTCTCGTCCTCGTAGTCATCGAGCCCGAGCTCCTCGGCGACCTCGCTGGTCCGGCTCCCGCGCGGAACATTGCCGCCGCTCACGATTTTGATGCGGCAATTGCAGTTGCAGGACTCGTGGGCAGGGAGGTCTGGGTCGCCGGGCCACATGGCCAGGTGTTTCCCCACCATGAACGTGTTGCCTACCTTGACCCTCTTGCCGTTTAGCGCGGCGTGGCTGGGCCGCGCGTTCGGACCGGTCACCCACTCCTTCTCGCAGGGACTGCCCGACTGGCGGGCACCCTCGACGGTCCCGGCGTTGGACGCGGCCGTGGCGAGCGACCTCGCGTTGCGCTCGACCCGCGAGTCCATGAGGCGCTGGTACGATTCCGAGACGCAGGAGCGCACGGCCTCGGGCTTCCACTCGCCCTCGCCGCGGCGCCAAAGCTCGAACAGGTCGTCGCACAGCCTCTCGAGGGTGGACTGCACGACGTCATCCGACCTCTGGCGGCACAGCCTGCGGACCTGGTCACCCAGCCCGTCGACGTCGAGCTCCTCGGGGTCGGACCCCAGCTCTGAGAGCGCCCTGCGCGCCGCGGCCTCTGCCTGTGGGAGGCCTGCGGCCCTGAGGTCGTCCGCGAGCTCACGCACCCAGCGCTCCTTGCCGCGGAAGACGTCGCTCTCTTTCCCTATGAGGATGATGTCGTCCCATGAGACGCCGGAGAGCGAGTTCGCGAGGCTCGTGGCCTGCCTCTCGTAGAAGGCGCGCAGCGTCTCCTCGAGCTTGCTGACGTACTCGTCAGGCGCGTCGCTCCCGAGCACGACCTCTGCCGGCGCGGCCTTCCGCTGCGGGAGCGCCGGGACGACATCCTCCTGGATGCTCGGCACCCATGCGGCCTTCGTGGGGTCGGTGTCGTGCGGGCTGGCGAGCCCGCCCTCGGTGACGTTGAGGGGCACGATGAGCTCGTCGCCGCCCTCGATCGCGGGCAGGTTCTGCCTCGCCCTCGCCTCGTTGCGCGTCATGTACGGGCCGCCCACGCTCTGGGAGAGCACGGACGCCTGCTCCTCGAAGGAGCCGGCGAGCTTGGCGGAGAGGTCGAACTCGGCGTAGCACCTGGGGTCCTCGCCCACCATGGGCGCCAGCTTCGTGTTGATGCAGTCCTGTATGAGGGTGAGGTCTGGGCCCAGCGTGTCCGCGTAGAGCGATCGGGCGTTTTCCTTGACGCTCGCGTACGTCTGGCCCTCGTTGCTCCACACCTGCGCTGGGTTGAGGTGGTAGGCCGCGGCCACGTCCTCGCGCGTGAGCCGCATGCTCTCGGCCCACTCCGCCTCCTTGGCGTTTATGCGCGACTCCACCAGCTCCATGCCGTCCTCGAGGATGGGCGTGCCGCCGGTGTCGGTGCCGCCGCTGCCGGCGAACCTCGCCTTCCAGCTCCGCGCGAATCGCGCCTTGGGGCTGTTCTCCCCTCCCTTGGCCCAGTCCGGGGCCTGCAGGGGTCGCTTTATGTATCGGCTGAACCACCCGCCGTTGCGCCATATCTTGCCGCGGTAGTCGCGCGAGCTCGCACGCTCGGAGAGCACGTCGCGCAGCGACTCCACGGGAGAGAGCGGCGTGAGCGGTTGGCCGGGGTTGTACGTGGCAAAGCGCACGAACTGGTCTGCGGGGACGGTGATCTGGCGCCCGTTGGTCGCCGGGTTGGAGAGCACGTAGGCGCTCGGGGTGAACCCGTCCTCCGTCTTGATCTTCGCCCAGTCGGGCGGGATGGCCCTCAGCTCCCGACCGCTCGGGGCGCTCGCGCTCGGCACGACCCACCACAGGGCCCAGCCGTAGAGCTTCAGGTCACCCACCAGGCTGAGTACCAGGTCGAACGTCGTCATGTCGGGCGCCGGGTTCGCCAGAAGGGTCGCCAGCGGCCCTTCCGTGTCGCGCACGCGGCTGTTGTCCTCCTCGCGCACGTAGCACTTGAGGGGGAGCTGCGCTATGCTGCGCGAGACGAAGCTCACGACGGCCTGCAGCTCGGGCTGCGTGCGGTATACCTCGGCGATGCTCATGCCCTTCACGATGTCGCGGCGTCCGCCACCGAAGTACACCATGATGTCCCCGCCCGCCCGCGAGGTGAACTGGCTGAAAAGGCTCAAAGTTGCCCTCCTTACAAGATCAAGAGGTCGTCCTCCTCGTAGGCGCTCCTCGTCTCCTCCTGCGGCGCGTCAGTGAGCAGGCCCAGCGCCTCGCTCACCGCCACGAGCGGCGACACGTCCACGGAGCTCTTCCTGCGGTCCCACGCGAACGCGTCACCGGCAGGCCTCGCCACCGCCATGGCGGCAGCCATGTCCAGCGCCGGCTGCGAGCGGTGCCACGCGGGCGTCGCGTCGCTCTGGTCCTCGCCGTTCTTGGCCCTCGCGCGCACGCAGTCGTAGAGCCTGCCGCACCACGCGGCGACCTCGCGGGGCTTCGCCTCGTAGACCTCTATGCCGTCGATGGCCTTGAGGTACTCTGCGAGGTCCGACGCCGGCGCGCCGGTGCCCTGCAGCGCGATCGTTATGGGATGCGCTGGGTCGGCGAGCCGCTCGAACCAGCCCTGCACCCATGAGGTTCCCTGCAGGTACTCCGCGAGCTCCACGTGGTAGGTGCGGTCGGCCCTCATGCCCGCGACGCCTATCGCGGCGTGCTTGCGGTCGGCCGCCACGTCCACGGCAAAGGCCACGGGCGAGTCGGGCGCGACCTCGCTCTTCTCGTCCGCCGACCTCTCCCAGGAGCCCGAGGGGAAGGGCGAGGACACGCTCGTCTCCACGAACTGGCAGAGGTCCTCCGTGCGGAACGTCGCCTCGGGGTCCGTCGCCGCCTCGGCGGCGATGGTGCTCTCGTCCAGGAAGCCGTAGCCAAGGCTGGGGTTCGCCTCGCGCCACCCCTCGCGGTCCCAGATGCCGCGCCCGGGGGCGGCGCTCCACTCGAAGAGGCCGATGGCGCTGGAGAGCGCCTCCATGGCCTCCTTCGCGTCGTCGTCGGTGTCGGGCTCGCCCAGCTTGCCGTCGAGCGCCGCCACTATGCCGTCCGGGTCACCGAGCACGCGGTGCGCCTGCAGGCGGAGGTGCCTCAGCACCACCGAGCTCGCGTCGCCGGCGTTGCTCATGCACCATACGATGGCCGAGCGCTTCGCCTTGATCGTCTTGCTCACCGCGCTCCACGAATCCCAGCGCGTGTGCTCGCGCAGCTCGTCCATGAGCACCAGGTTCGCGGTCTTCCCGCGACCTCCCTTGCGGGTGGCCGCGGCGACCTTGTAGCGGCGGTAGCCCTTCAGCCTCAGCTCGTGGCTGCCGTTGCCGCGGTATATCTGCTGCACCTCGTCGGCGAGGTCCTCGCAGTCCTCGAAGTACTGCACGCAGCCCTCCCAGACCTCCTCGGCCTGGTCGAGGTCCTGCGCGGTGCCGAGGATCAGCGCCGCGGCGAGGGCGGCGAGGAAGAAGGCCGCGAGCACCATGCCCATGACGCTCTTGCCGTTCTGTCGCGCCACGAGCACGATGACGGTGCGGAACCTGAGGTGCCAGTCCCCACTGAAGTCGCCCACGATCTCCAGCCCGTGGATGAAGAGCCACTCCTCCCACGGGAGCAGCTCGACGTTGAGCTGCTCGGTCGCGAACTCTATGACGTCGTAGCCCAGCGTGGTCTCGGGCGTGAGCGGCCGCAGGGGAGGGGTCCAGATCCGCGGCTCGGTCTTGC